GGTTGGACAGTTTACATGTATTTTTGATCGTTGCAATACCCTTTCATGATTTAATTTCAGTCTCGAACATGTCGGTCAGTAGTAAGTTATCGCTAACTTTCCCTGCCAACGCACTAAACATCTTCCTCTCAATGGCGCTACCCTGAATGTGAATCACAGTAACTTTGTCTGAGTCCTGTCCCTTGCGGTCAGCACGGGCACAGCACTGGATGTACTGCTCAACGCTCATGAGTGGCCCGTAGAACACCACAGTATCAGCGGCAGTCAGCGTAATGCCGTGCGCAGAAGCCGCAGGCTGCATCACCAGTACACGCGGATCGTCCTCAGTCTGGAAGCGATTGATCGTCTGGCCACGCTTGCTTGGTGTGATGTCCCCGTGGATGCACTCATTGACAATCCCCTTCTTGGTGAGGTAGTTGCTGATGGTGTCGATGGTGCTACGAAACAGTGCGAAGATAATGACCTTGCGGTTGGTCTCCTCAAGTATCTCCTCCAGTACAGCCAAGCGTGGTGCTGAGTCGAACTCAACCACTTCCTTGTCATCGGTGTATGCCGCACCACAACTGATCTGCAAGAGCTTACTCACACCAGCGGCGGCGTTGACTGCCGTGATCGTCTCGCCTGCGGCTTGCACCAGCATGCGGTCTTTGAGCATCTCGTAGTACTTCTTCTGCTGTGGCGTGAGGGCTACCTCTCGCGTCATGGTAATGACAGGGGGCAAGTCAAGGCACTGTGCTTTGGTAAAGCGTATCGCAGGTTGAAGAGCCTCGTGTACTTTGTCCTTGGCATCAATCTTCGGAGCCCACTTGAACATCGTCAGCTTGTTCATCACCTGATCGCGCCATGCTGTGAAGAACTTGGGCACACCTTCGGGGTTGACAAGCTTGGCCAGCCCGTACGCATCGACAGGCGACTGCGAGGCAGGTGTGCCTGTCATCATCCACAGGTATGTGTTGGGGTTCAGGATAGAGTTCAGCGCCTTCCATCTGCGTGTGGTGATGGTTTTGTACGCGTTGGCTTCGTCAACAATCACAAGATCAAAGCGGCCATCGTTACGCACCTCATCAGCAATCAAGTTAAGGCCTTCGTAATTCGTGATTACAATTTCGTAATCTCGCTGAATCATCTCGATACGCCTGCTAGCTTGCGCATGGTGCGCGATAACGGCAGAGCGGTGTATCACGCTGTTGTTGATGTCACCCATCCATGCGCTGTGCATGATCGACAAGGGGCACAGGATGAGAACCCTACGCACCTTCTTGAGCTTCATCAAGTAGTCAGCCGCCCAAAGTGCAGACAGCGTCTTACCCGTGCCGGGCTCCGAGAACACGAAGGCTCTGCGGTACATCGTGAGAAATGCCGCAGTCTCGATCTGGTGTGCCATGGGCTTGTACCGCCCCGGCCAGTCATAGCGCCTAGTGATAGGCGATGGTACGTCTTTAACGCCTAGGTTACGCAAGACCCGCGCTTCGTCCAAGCCCCAATACACAGCGACATCGTAGCCTCCGTCTGCACGGGGCATTGCCTTGCTCTTGGGAATGATGGAGTACTTGTGCGGGTTCCTTGTGCGTAAGATTAGTGCTCTGTCTTCTACGATTTCCAATTGCTTCTCCGAGGATTATTTATTGTCTGCTCTGTTGGCAGATTTGCTACGCATACGCAAGTTACCTTTGGCTGATGTGCCGCCTGAGCGCATGGGCTTGATGTGATCTACATCTTTGCCGTCACCCTTGGTGGCCGCTCCCGTCTTCTCCATCATGCGCCGAGCTTTAACACGCTCTGCACGCTTCTTGATCTGATCGGGCTTGCCTTGGTAGTTAGCGTACTCTGACGAATAGTTTCTTGTGGCCATGATTGTTCCTAATGCTTAGGGTTGAACTCACAGCCAGTGACCTGACACCAGCCGCATAGTGGGGTTTGATTTGGGTTCCAGACATCGTTCTCAAAGCATGCTTCGAGCCGAGCAGTACGCTCACGATACTTCCACCAAAAGTTTTCGGCTTGGTCTCGTGTCATCTGCATCTTGACCATATCATTTTTGACGATGAACAGCAACGCAGAGTTGACCTTACGGATGTGGGGGAAGTGTTGGAACACCATGAGTGACATCAAGACAAGCTGATCCCTGTCGGGGTACTTGTTGTTGCCGGTCTTCCAGTCTCCCACCCACGCCGTAAGGTTCTCGTCGTCAACGATCAGAATGTCAGCGATGCCCCGCACCCAAACATCAGGCGCTTTCCAGTTAGTAGGCGTAAGGTCAGCGCGTAGCGCCATCTCGTACTCTGCTAGCTTTCTTCCGGGCTTCTTGAGCATGGCGTCCACCACAGGCTGGAACTGTGCGTACTCAGGCGGTATTGGCGTTTGATCCCTGATGTAGTTCTCAATCGCCTCATGCACCTGATTGCCGTACCGCGTGGCCTCAGTCTCTTGGAAGGGGTACTTCTTCAAGACCTTGACCTCGTGATACCTGCGCTGGCAGCCTTCAAAATCTTTGAGACTGCTGTGTGACCATGCTGGTTTTTTCATTCGAACTTCGCTGTGTTAATGGCTTTGTTAAGCCGTGTTGCAAATGCTGATACAAAACGCTCGTCACGATACAAGGGGCTGTCCATGTCATGCAAGATTGCATGCGTAAGCTCATGCCAAAAGGTGTCACCTACCTCGTGCTTTGTGAACGGCTTGCCTGTGTGGTTGCGTGTACCGATACGAATGTGTTGCGCGTCATAATGCACACGCCCCATGTAGTTCTTATCGATCATCGCCTCGATGACTTCCACGCTGTACCAGCGCCTACCGACTCTTATTTTTGTTGGTAATTTCAATACTGCTTCTCCTTAGTTTTTTGCTAACCCGTAACGACGGTGCGCGCCACCGTCAGCGTCTAGTGGAATGCCCGGCATGTAAGGCGGCTCCATAGTCATCTGCGCCAAGACCCAAGTCTTAGCTTCTGCAACTTCAGCGTCAGGAACCACAACGATCTGTTCGTCATGTACTGTTCCCGCCACGAAGTATCTCTTCGCAGTACGCACCATCCCATCAGTCATCACGCATCTCGCTACGCCCTGCGTGACATTGTTGGTTATTTTTCCTGCGTATATCTTAGTACGATCTGGCCCGTATGTCCACTCCAGTTGTTCTTTATTTGTTTTCTCGTCTTTGTAGCGCCTGATGTTGAGGTCTGGATACAACAGCTTCATGCCGGACGGCAGTTCAATCTCCCCCTTGCGGTAGATCAGGCACTTGTGCTTGTACTCACGCCCCTTGTACAGGCACTCACCGATAAGCTGGGTGTTCAAGTCCCAGAAGTCCACCACAGGCGTAGCCGTAGCCCTGTACTTGTCGATGATGGCCTTGGCCGCCAAGCAGTGAATGACTAGCTCCTTGGTGGTACAGGTGTGCGGAATCTCTTGAAGCTTCTCAGCGTTGACGTCCCAGTCGAGGAACTTCTGTGCAGCGGCTTGCGTAACGCCCAGCTTCTTCGCAAAAGCCAAGTCATACCGCTGTGGCGGAGCGCCCAAGAATCCCGTAAGTAGCTGTGATGCAAAGGCAGCCCAACCAAGGCCGTATCCACATCCCAAGAGCGCGCTCTTCGCAGATTGCCGAAGGTCAGGATGCGACTCCTTAGAAAGTCCGGGTATGTTAAACATCTGCGCACCGAACGCGGCGTAAGGGTCGCCTCCAGCCCTGAAGATGTCCAGCATCTCTGTGTAATCCGATAGCCACGCGAGGACTCGTGGCTCAATCTGCGAAAGATCACCGACAACGAGTTGGTGGCCAGCGGGAGCCATAATTGCTTTGCGTAAGAACGAGCCTCGCTTGAGGTTTTGCATATTGATGGCCGAGCCTTTGCTCGCTGTCCAGCGGCCTGTCTGTGCACCATAGTACGATAGCGGAACTGGAAGCGGGCCACGTTGGCTGATGTCCAAGAAGCGCTGCGCACGGGTGCGCTCAGTGGTAGATTTAACCTTAAGACGCGCTTCACAAAGTAGGGCAACGTCTTCACGTTCACCGTTGAGTAACGCTTGAAATAGGGCATCGTTTTTAGCGAGTGCAAGCGTCTCTTTCCCAGTCGTCTTACTTGTCTTGGTTGGCGGAACCACATTGAGTTTCTCAAGGAGTGCAGCAAACTGCGGGTTCGACGCCAGAGCAGTTTCGTCCACGCCGAGCTTCTGTAATAAGGCTTCACGTTTTTCTCTTTCATCTAGTATGGCATCGGTAAGCATGTTGGGGTCAAGCTCAAGGCATGCACGGGTGTACATCTTGAGGGTCATGTCAATCAGTCGGAGTTCCTTGGACGGGTAAGCAACAACAAGTCTCTTGAATATTTCCTCGCACAGATACACATCATGTTTGCAGTAGTTCGCAAGTTCTTCCTCAACAACAGGGGTAAGTTCGGACAATCCGTTTGTCGAGTAAACAGCGTTACCCTTTGGGGCAAGTCCAAAGTCGTTGGCAAGTTTGGCGAGACTGTTGCCAACTTCCACGCCACGTAAAGCTCGCGCCATCGATAGGGTGTCGAAGATGAAGCAGGGTGATACACCGTAGCGCCACTCCATAATGGATACATCGAACTGTGCGTTGTGCGCAAGCACTGCGGTTCGTCCCCAGTCCATTCCAGAAAAGTATTCACGTAGTCCATCTCCTCTAACCCACGTAGTTGGGCTGTCAGATCCGAACTCATGAACGCAGCATCCAAACGCGTGAAATAAGTCATGGCGTATGTACTCCTCGGTTGTCATTTTTGTTAGTGTGTAACCTATCTTGGTGTCCCAATAGGTCTCGAAATCCAAAGTTAAGATTCGGTCGTATGGTTTACTCATTTTTCTCCTTTAGTTTTGCTTCAATTGCTCGGGCAAGTTCCATGTTGTTCGCCCACCCAACTCGATAGATTTCACCGATCTCTTCGTTGGTCAGGTTGACCCACTCACGCTTGATAGACACAGGCCACAGTTGACCGAGCGGTGTGAACCGCGGATCGTTCTTGTCCTTGCTTATCGTGCCGTTGGATGGGTCAAAGTAATAAGGCTGTCCCATGTCACGCAGTATCTGCTTGCCAAGGTTGCTGTGCTTCTCCACATCGTTAAAGGCTTCGTCTTCTTCAGGTGTCCAGTCTGTCATGTGTTCTTCTCCTTGAGTTTGGCTTCAATCTTATGAAAGAAATTAAGCAAGTCAGGCTTCATGCCCCACAACTCTGTGTACTCCTCATCCGTCAGCCCAACCCATGTGCGCTGTGGTGGCTGTGCGGCTTGTATGTTGCCAAGTTTCAATATGCCTTTTTCATCTTTGTAGTAGCCATATTGCTTAAACTCATAGGACGCCATAAAACGCTCTTGCTCTGGCTGTGCCGCCTTGAGTGCAACATACTTTTCTGTGAGTGCCATGTAGTCAGCCATTGCAACCGACTTTTGCTCTGGCTGTGCCAAGGCTTCTTTGATGGCAATAATGGCATCAGCGACACCATCAGGGCCAGCTTTCCAAGGGTTTTCCAACGCCTCCAGCGCCAGCTTCAATGCTTCTTTAGTCATGCTTGTCCCCTGTTGCGGATCTTTTCCACATACTCATGCAAGAGCCACGGCTCGACCATCTCCGCAATCGCCTCACGCTCGGCAGAAGCGACAAGGGCGGCAAAGTGTTCAATGTCACCATGCAAAGTCAGGCCGTTGGCTTCGATCAGTTTATAAACTTCGTCACTTGTCATTGGGTTTCTCCTTCTTAGTCATCTCATGCAACGCTTCCTCAATGTGTCCCATGTGATTGCCTGACCACATGTCCCATGTAGCTGTGCGCTTTTGGTTGATGGTCAGATCACCATTGGGACTGTGCCGTAGCAACTCACCCATGTCTTTACAACTGGCTGTGAAACTCTTCGGCGCCTCTTGGTCGGGGCAGATTGTGTATGTGTATGGTAGTTTTGCCATTGCTTCTCCTTCAGTTAAAGTTTTCTTTTGGTGGTGCGTCTAACAGGTTTAGAAAGCCGAAAAAATCGTTTGCCGCCAACATGAGTTGCGACGCCTCCATCTCGTTACAGTTTAGGGTAACGACTCCTGCCAGTTGATCTTCAGCGCGGCCAATGATGACCACGCCTTGTGCCTTGCCTTCTCCGTAGCACATCACCAGTTTGTGGATCAGTAGCTTGAAGTGGGCTTGTTCTTCGTCTGACATGGCGTGTACTCTGCGCTCAAGTTCAGCTTCGGTCATTGAGAAATCAGCTTCTAGCATCGCGTAGCTCCGTGAGTAACAGCTTCAGGTCGTCAAGGTTGTGCTCACGGGCAATGAACACAGTCCCGCCATGGTTGAGGATGGCGTTGAGTTCCCTGTCTTGAAGAGCTGTGGTTGTGCCCTTGCCGGCCTTGCACTCGATGGCGATGAAGTGTCCGTCCATGCAGCCAATGATGTCAGGTATACCCGCTCGGCCAAAGCCATTAGCGGGGGGCATGAAGTGGTAGATGTTGAGTGTGTCAAGCAGTTTCCTTACATTCGCTTTTACTTTTGATTCAGGTGTCGAAGCCATGGCGGTCTCCGTTTGGCTCGACATACCTTGTGAGGTTGACTTCAGGGTTGGCAAATGTTTTGCCGTCATTGGCAAGCTCTCTGTTGAGCAAGCCAAACGCAAACAGCATGTTCCTGTACCCGTAGTGGTCTATGATTTTTGCCACATCAGGCAATACAGCCGCGCTTGGGTCAGACGCCAGTATGAGGTACAGAAGCCGCAAGGTCATCCAGTCTTGTCGTTTAATGGTTTTCATTGTTTTTCGCTCCATGCATTTCATATAGCGTTGCCATGTACGCAACCATCTTGTCAAGCGGGTATCCGTTGTGGTACGCAAGCATGCACAGGTAGCTCATGAGCGCAGAGATGCCGATGTCCACTTTCTGCTTGCCCATGGCGGACTTAAGAATTTCTACTGCGGCTTCTACTTGCGCTCTCTTGTTGTTGAGTTCGCGTGTTTCTTCAATGTCTTTGGTCATGTCATTTCTCCTGTGTTTCTATGAGTTTGTCTAGGTAGTGCCGCGCCTTCTTCAGGTCATCGACACCGCCCTTGTCTTTCCAACGGGACACATACTTTACGATGTTTCCTTCAAGATAGCCAAGGTCGTTGCCCACGATGTAGTCCCATGGCTGTATGGCTTTGCTCTTGTAGTGAGTGCCCGCTACTTGCACATCGTTGGCTGTAAGCGCTTGTACATGATTGCGTGTTTGCTCATGGAACAACTCAAGCTGTGCTTCGTTTGGTATGGCTTTGCCGTATTCGAATGGGCCGGCGGCCCCAGTTACTTTAGTCATTCTCGTCTCTCCTTCTGTTTAAAAAGGCGGCATCGGCTGGGTTGCGTATCCGCTCGATCTCATTGTCGTAGTACTTCTTGGGCATAGGCGCTTTCTTTTGCAAGAGTACGCGCAACCAATCAGCACCGCCAAGTTGGTTAAAAATAATCCACTGTCGGTCAGACATTCGTATCTGCCTACCCTTTAGTGGCTCAGGTGGTTTGGCTCTAGGCATCGCGCTTCATACTCCTAACAAAGACTGCAAAGCTGGCGCTCGTGTCGCCAAAGGGCATTTTCTCAAACTCACGCGCCACTTCTTCAAGCGTTTCGTTGCGTATGTTGCGTTTGTAGTTGTGCTCCTTGTTCATAGCGGTCTGCCTTGAACTGACATAGTCTTGTGTGTCATCGTCATCCATCATCCCCTCGCTTTCAGCATTGCGTCTGCAAGTTCGTACGCAACCCGTGCCATATGGTCGCAGTCTTCTGTGTTCCAAACCCACTCTCCAGAACCGATATTGGCATCATTGGTTTCTTTGTTTATTTGTATTGCCAACGGCAATGCCTTAGCCGCAAAGTAATCGCGCAGGGTCATGCCCATGTTTATCATCATGCCCGTGTCGTCTTCGGCAACGAACGGGAACGCTGGTGTGTTTTTATCTTTCATCTTAACCTCCAAACATTTGTTTCAAGTGCACATACAACTCATGCGCTTGGTACACAGTCATGTCTTTGAGAATGTCGTGCGGTGTCTTCGTACGCACAAGAGTCACGAACGCTTTACGCTGTGGTGCAGGCTCCATTGCTCTAGCCGCGGCATCGAGCGCGGCTTGGCTAGGCATAGGTGTGTTCTCCAGCTTGGCTTTCAAAAGCGCACCGAGACCTGTCGAGGCTTTCTTCTCGGGCTTTGGCTTGGCTTTGCTCTTGTAGTTGGGGTTCTTGATGGGCTCGTACTCTTTCACATCTGCGTACCATAGGCCGTTCGTGTCGTGGATCATTTTGCTTCTGCGCATCTGTGCAAGCAAAGACGAGATTGACCCTTTGCCAAAGCCTTGATGCCCAAGCTCTCTGATGATCTCTTGACGCGTAGAGCCGGGGTTGTCCTTGACATAGTTGAAGGTGACACGGGAGACATTGTTGGTGATTTTGTGTTGGTTGAGCATGATTGGCTTTTGAGAAGGTGCGGATACAGAGTTGTTGATAGTAGTGCTGATAGTAGAAGAGGTCTGGGGAGATTCCTCCCCGTCATCATCCCACTCGCGCAGAGTGGTACTGAGAGCAGCTTTGAGAGCAGTTTGAATGTCAGGCATTTGAGGTTCCTCCAGTAAGTAGCATGACGATGGTGATAATGATGAGAGCTACAAGCGCACCAATGGCGGTGGTTGTTTCTTCTGACAGACCCTGCCTGTCCCCAAGCAGAATGCCTTGCACCCAAGTTTCCTCGGGCGTAGGTATGGGGGGAGGGGGTGTATAGAGCAAGCCAATCTTTACCTTGCCCGTGTCGTAAGGTGTTTGTTTCATTATTTCTCCTTGAGGGTTATATTTTTGTCCAAGGCTGGACACAAGTCAATAGGGTCGCCAGTAAAAAAGATCGAGCATAAGTACCATTACAGCTAACAAAAGTACTACCCTTTCAAGTTTTTCCCATTTAGTCAGCATTTGCCATCCTCCTGTTGTCCATGTAATCCATTGATGCGAACCAAGCCGCACGCCATACCTCGTACATACGCCCCTTGAGGGGGAAGTCCTGTACCTTGTAGTCGGGGAAGGTTTGCTTGCACCATTGGCGGTATGCGTTGTTGATGCGTGTGTCTAGTTTCATTGCTCACCCTCCTTGCGTAATGGTTCGATGTTCAAGTCCTTCAGTACACGCGACACAAGCGTGTAGACACCCTCGATGTATGTGATGCGGTACTCAGCAGGGTCGTTGACATAGTCACGCAAGTCCGCCTCGATGAATTGCAGATCACGCATGATCTCTTGTGTTACCACTTTCATTTCTCGTTTCTACCCCTCATGGTAAAATAGAGGCATCGGTTAGGGAATCAGTCCTAGTCGATTCGGGGAGATTCCTCCCCGACAACAAACCATAGTCAACTCAAGGAGATCATCATGACTAAAGCAACAGCAATCACAGTTACATACCAACAGTTTGCAGAGGGTGTCGGTCGCACAGATCGCATGACACTCGAAGCAAGCCTTGCATGGCACAAGGCATATGTGAAGCTCGATGCAGAGAAGCAGAGCGAATGGAAGTACGACTTCGTACTCAACTATGTGATCGGTCGCATGGATTGCTCAAGGGATCAAGCCGTAGTTATCTGCGGTAAGACTCGTGTGCAACGCACAGCCAAGCAAGAACAGGCGGTCAACGCAGGCGGTAAGAAGTTTAGTTTCCACATCAGTCGCACAGAGAAGTCTGACGCTAAGAAGCCTGCGGTTGCTGTGCCTAAGCAACTCGTGAGCAACATCGTCAGCGAGATTATTGACGCAGGCTTGACCAAGGCACAGTTCGATGCCTTGCTTGTTCAGTTGCGTGATTCTGTGTCCTTTCAATAATCTCAGGGAGATTTCTCCCCGACACCGCAAGGGCGTGGCTCTTGCGGTGTTTTCTTTTATGTCCAATCAATAATCTCAAGGAGAGCATCATGAGCAAAAGCAACCTTAATCTCATCAAGCAGATCATGTTCCACGCATATCGTGAGGCGTGTCGTAACAATCGCCCCATGTCAATCATCATTCGCTAAGAGGAAACTCTGTAAGCATAGCGTGCTGTGCTTACGGGGCAATCCTGCCCATACAACTCTCAAGGAAATCATCATGCAATTCAAAGTCTATATGCCACTCATCTCAGCATGGGTCACCATCTCACAAGCTGACGGCAAAGCTTGGGTCAGCTACTACAAAGAGCAAGGCTACGAAGTCTTGCAAGTCACTCAGTCCAACGCTCGTTACTACGCATAAGGAGACCATCATGAAACCCAGCGCAGTCATCTCACACATCGTGTTGTCCGTCATCCTCATCGCCTGCATCATCGCAGGCTTCATGGGCATGGATGAACACGGCGTTGTTCCCCTATTCGCTTTGCTCACACTTGGCGGATCATTCGTGCTCGGCACTCAAATCATGCTCATCATCACAGGAGAATAAATATGTCCCTCAAACAACACGCCCTCGACACACGGGATGCCAAGCGTATCCTTCACGAGTTACACAACGCCATCCGTTGTGTACAAGCACATCTGTTGCCCACACTTGCCAAGGCATTGGCTAATGACTACCGCATCCCACAAAAAGTAATGCTCAAAGCCATGAGCCGTTACGCCCGTCTTCACCACAGCAACTAAGGAAATCATCATGCGTAACCTTATCCAACCCGTCACCAAAGAAGTCGGCATCGTCACCATCAGAGGGCGTGACTACCATATGCAGACCATCAGCTACGGCTCACAGCATCAGGTTCATGTGTTCGTCAAAGGTGCGCTACATCTGCGTGGTCTTGTGTTCGAAACGCAGCAAGCGTATGACCAATGGAAGAATGGTATGCACCAACTTGACCTGCCGTTTGGGGAGGTTTCTCCCCGCAAGCATCAATAATGAAGATTATTGAGTCAAAAAACCAGTCACGGCCAAATGTCCAACACTACAACCCCCGAACTAAGTTTGGTGTAACCCCGCAACCCGCATGAACACTAGCGTTCCGCCAAAACTGTCCTATCTATCTATCTAGAATATATATAAATATATATAGAGATATATGTATCAGGTGGTGAGCGTTTCAGCTCTCTCCAAGAGTTTCTTGTGTTGCTTGGGGTTAGTTTCCCATAAATAAGATAGATACATAGGACACTTTTGGTGCTGACTTCTCGTCGAGGCGGGTTGGATAGGGTTATGCATGCGGACTGCCTTAGCTGACGGGCGTAGTCAGGCGGCTTCGGTACCTGGTGTT